GGGTGTGATCGAAGCATTGGACGACCGCCGGCGCACCGGCCGCGATCCGACGATTACCGCGGAGGCGAGAGAACTCGAAACGAAGGCGGGCATTCCCGTGGAGATTCGACCGCGGCCACTATGGGGACAAGTTCGCAGTGGACTCACCGCTGGAGGAAGCAGTCACGAGCGAACCCGTCTCTGAAGTGGGATCTCCGGCGGCTGTCGGAATAGGCGCGATTCCGAGGGGTTTATGGGATGATAACGAAGCGTAAGGCGCTATTTTTGGGTTCGTATCCGCCGGAATCTTGATTGTTGGTCCGGTGGCTTGTTCTGCTATTTCGGTCTTAAGTAGCTGAAATCCCCTACTTTTTGTCTCCAGCGGTTTGCCCGCTGGTGAAATTACCGTCTATAAAAGAGCCGGCGCCACCGCGCCCTCCCCTAAATCAGCTAAAAACCTGATATTGTGCAACCACTTAGCGGCCGAGATCACCAACTCCAATTTACCGCCATAGCGACCGTCCTGTCCACTACCATTTAAGTACCCCTCGTTTTGTCCGAGACGAACGTCCCGTTGAGGTCACAGGAAGAGGCGGCGGCACGGGTCTTAAGAACCCCGGGAACCGTTTGCTCGGGGAAGGATCGTGGCCTCTCAAGCCGGTCCTGGAACAAAAGGAGACTGTTGACAAATACGATCGACGTGTATATAAGTGCAATATAGTTATTTTAATATAATTCATACCGGTCGCTGTTCGCAGGCATCGTGAACAGAAGTCAGAACTGGAGCCTCAAGCCGGGAGGTGCCGCAGCCGAATTGTGAACCCGTGATAATTTCTCGATTATCGGTCCTATCATATTGCTCCAACCCACAAAGGGACGGGAGCCGCCGTCCAGAGGTGATAATGTCGTCGATAGCATCGGGTCCCGCGAAGGCGAGCCCCACACGGCCGTGGCCGGCCGATCAGGTCGAGCGCTGGCCGATCGAACGCTTGATACCCTATGCCGCCAATCCCAGGCTTCACAGTGAAACGGACATCGAGAAGATTGCCGCATCGATCCTGAGATGGGGGTGGACGAACCCAGTCCTGGTCGACGAGCAAGGCGTGCTTATTGTAGGTCATGGGAGGGTCGCCGCGGCAGCGCGGCTGAAGCTGAAATCCGTCCCGGTATTGGTCGCGCGCGGCTGGAGCGAAGAGGAGAAACAGGCTTTTCGCCTGGCCGACAATCAACTTGCGGCGCGGGGGAGCTGGGACCTCGATCTGCTCGGCAGTGAGTTGCGCGATCTCGAACTCAGCGGTTTCGACGTTCACTTGGTTGGCTTTGAGCCGGACCGGCTTGAGGAGATCCTGGCCGGTTTGCGGTCGAGCGGTCTGACCGATCCCGACAGCGTCCCGGAAATACCCGATCAACCCGTCACTGAGCCTGGCGACGTATTGCTGCTTGGAGACCACCGGATCGGCTGTGGCGACAGCACCAACGCAACCGATGTGGAGCCGGTGCTGGCGGGAGCACGGCCGCACCTGATGGTCACCGATCCGCCTTACGGGGTCTCCTACAACCCGGGCTGGCGCGCATGCCGCGGCCTCGGTTCCGGCAACCTCGCGCAGGGCAAGGTGCTCAACGATGACCGTGCCGACTGGCGGCAAGCCTATGCGCTGTTTGTTGGGGATGTCGCTTATGTCTGGCACGGGGCGCTGCACGGCGGCGTGGTCGGCGCCGGTCTGGCGGCTTGCGGGTTGCAGTCGCGGGCGCAGATCATCTGGGTCAAGGCGAATTCCGTGTTGAGCCGCGGCCACTATCATTGGCGCCATGAGAACTGCTGGTACGCAGTGCGCGAGGGCAAGGCCGGTCACTGGCAGGGCGACCGCAAGCAGACCACGGTGTGGGAGATCGCCAACAACAATCCGTTCGGTAATCGACAGCGCGAGCAGAGCTGGGGGCATGGCACGCAAAAGCCGGTCGAGTGCATGCGCCGGCCGATCGTCAACAACAGCCGGCCCGGCCAGCTGGTCTACGACCCGTTTCTCGGCTCCGGCACAAGCGTGATCGCGGCCGAAATGACGGGCCGCATCTGCATCGGTCTCGAGATCATCCCGGCCTATGTCGACGTCATCGTGAAACGCTGGCAAGCCTTCACCGGGCGGACCGCGATCCATCAGGCCTCGGGTCAATCATTCGACGAGCGCGCCGACCGTCGGGACCGAGCGCAGTCAGGGGTCGCCCATGCCTAGAAAGCCGTTTGTCGTCAACGACACGGTGCGCGAAAAGGTGCGCCATCTGGCTGGGGTCGGCGTCCGCCAGGACGACATCGCCAGGATCATCGGGTGCGCGCCAAAGACGCTGCGCAAGCGCTGTCGTGATGACCTCGATCGCGGCGTCGCCGAGGCCAATGCGATAGTTTCCGGCTCGTTGTTCGCCAACGCGAAGGCCGGCAATGTGGTGGCGCAGATCTTCTGGCTGAAGAGCCGGGCGCAGTGGCGCGAAAGGGCAGTGCCGGATGACCCGGCTTCGGGCAGCGATGCTGGGGGGAATTCACCGGTGGTTCTCGTGCTGCCCGACAACAGCCGCGACCCCGAGCTGACCTGCGCGCTGCGAGACACACATCAACAACATTTTGCGAGAAAACGGAGCCGGTGACACGTGAACTCCAGCATCTATACTCTGCCCGTCTCGTGGCGATGCGAATACCGACTGGGTGCGTGCCGGGAGAGTGCTAGGCACCTGATGACTGGCGCCGCGGAACCGACAATCCCGGCGCTGGGGTCGTGACCCTATGGCGCTTCCTTTAGCGGCCACCATCGCGGCGCAGCCCGGCCCGCAGACCGAGTTTCTTCGCAGCCCCGCCGACATCTGCATCTATGGCGGCGCGGCGGGCGGCGGAAAGACGGTCGGGCTGATCCTGGAGCCGCTGCGTTACGCCACTCGGGTAGCGAATTTCACCGCCGTGTTTTTCCGGCGCTCGACCCCGCAGATCACCAATCCCGGCGGGTTGTGGGATGAGAGCCAAAACTTCTGCCCCCGCCTCGGCGGGATCCCGCATGTCGGAATGCGCGAGTGGCGCTGGCCGCGTGCCGGCAAGATCAAGTTCTCGCACCTGCAGTTCGACAGCACAGTCTATGACTGGCAAGGCGCGCAGATCGCGCTGATCTGCTTTGACGAGCTGACGCATCTCACGGCGCATCAGTTCTTCTACATGGTCAGCCGCAACCGCTCGACCTGCGGCGTCAAGCCCTACATCCGCGCGACCTGCAACCCCGATGCCGACAGCTGGGTCGCCGACTTCCTGGCGTGGTGGATCCACCCGGAGACCGGACTGCCGATCCCCGAGCGCGCCGGTGTGCTGCGCTATTACGTCCGCGTCGCGGAGAAGACCATCTGGGCTGATCGGCCCGAGGAGTTGGTGAAATACCTCCCACAGCCGGAGGACTTGCCACCGAGCATCGAGCCGCCGCGGCCGATCAGCGTCACGTTTATCCCCGCGACCGTGTTCAACAACCCAATCCTGCTGCGGGCCAACCCCGAGTACTACGCGTGGCTGCTGTCATTGCCGACGCTCGAGCGCGAGCGGCTGCTCGGCGGCAACTGGAAGATCCGCCCGGCCGCCGGGCTCTATTTCAGGCGCGAGTGGTGCGCCATCGTCGACGAGGTCCCGACCGATCTGGATATCGTGCGCTATTGGGATCTCGCCGCCACCGAAAAGACCGAGCGCAACGATCCCGATTGGACGGTCGGGATCAAGCTCGGCCGCGACAAGTCAGGTGGCTACTACTTGCTGGATATGGTGCGAGTGCGGGCCAACCCCGGTGATGTCGAGCGCTTGCTGCGCAACACCGCCGAGCAGGACGGCAATCGGGTCCATATCGGGTTCGGCCAGGATCCGGGGCAGGCCGGCAAGAGCCAGGCGCTGCATCTCGTGCGCGCGCTCGCCGGCTTCACCGTGACGCCGGCCTCCGAGAGTGGCGACAAGCTGACGCGCTTTGGGCCGTTCAGCTCGCAATGCCGCGCCGGCAATGTGAAGATCCGGCGGGGCGCCTGGAACGAGGAGCTGTTCCGTGTCCTCGAAGGCTTTCCCGATCTCGCCCATGACGACGAGGTCGACGCCTGCAGCGGAGCCTTGGAAATGCTCAACCCGCAAATGAAGAGCTGGGGTCTTTACGAATTGATGCGCCAGCAGGCGCAAGAGCTCAAGCAGCAAGGTGAGCCTGAGCCGCGCACAATCCATTGGGCCCCCGGCTCGCTCGAATATCAGGCCGAGCAGGAAGAGAAGACAAAGGCCCAAATCGACGCTGATGCGGGGGAGGGAGCCACTCGCTCCTAACCACGTGACCGGGACCAGGAGTTCGAATCCGCTTCCCTCCAGCGGCGAGTCAGGTGCGAAAGCGCGACAATACATGGCCCAGGCGCGAATAGTCGTCTGGTGCCGTGATTGCCGACACCGGGCCGAGCCGGACCCGGCGGAGCTGGCGCGCCGGCATGGCGCCGACACCCCGATCCCCGAATGGCACCGGCGGCTGGTGTGCTCGCAGTGCGGGAGCCGCGCGGTAGATTTCGTGCTCACTGGGGCGGCGGTAGCGGTCCGAACCTCACCGCCCGGACGGGGCGGTCCTCGGCCGCGAGGCTTTCCATCAACTGCCTCGGGCACGATGGGGCTATTGAACTGGCCCAGGGGATGCCGCCCGCGTCGGGCGCCTAAGAATAAATGCAGCTTGGTCTTTGTCTCGCTGTACCAAGCTAGTCCCCCTCTTGGCGTCGGGCTTCGGCTCGGCGCCATCTTTTTGTCGGGCGCCTTCGCCGGGCTCGATCCGGGCCGATCGCGCGTCTAAGCCGCCGACGTGATCT